CGGAAAAGTAAAAGGGCTCATAGCCCCGTATATGTCGCCTTCGTCAATGATCGGCTGACAAATGACAGCGGCTATTACTACCCTTAGATCAACACTAGCTACAGCTTTAACTAATGCTGGTGTTTGGTCTGTGTTTAGTTATATCCCGCAGGCGCCTATTGCTAACAGCGTAGTAGTAGTTAATGATGACCCGTTTATTGTCGTACAGTCTGGACAGAAAACCGGCATAGCGCCAATAGCTCGTTACCGGATTTATGGCTTAGTGCCAATGCTTGATAACCAAGGTAATCAAATAAATATAGAGGATTTTATAGTAGCTATATTTGCTAAGTTATCAGCTTCTACTTTAGTAATGACGGTAGGAAGTTTTAGCGCCCCGGCAATACTAGAGACACCTGCAGGAAACCTGCTTTAAATCTTTGTCGGCGTAGAGATAATTTCGAGCTGGGGGTAAATATGAATACTTATAAAGTAATGATAGATAACGAAATAGCCGGGATAGGTCTAGGCGGCACCGTTACCGACAAAGATTTAGAAGGCTGGGATTTACCTAACCTTTTAAAAACTGGTGCTATTGCACTAATCGAAAAGCCAGCCACTAAAGAAAAGGAAGTAGAATAATGTCTAGCACCGTTTATTATGCACAAAATTCTTATTTTAAATTAAGCACTTACGATATGTCTGTAGCGGTATCGTCTCTTACTCTCACGTCAAACGTAGATCAGCTAGAGATAACCGCGTCTGGGGACACAGCTCACAAATACCTTAAAGGTCTCACCAGCGATACGATTTCCGGCACCCTGTACCTTACTCAGGACGCTATCGCTGCCGGTGCTACCCGCGCCGTATTACAGTCCTTAGAAGGCACTTCTGCAGCGTTTGAAGTCGGCCCTGGTACTAACTCAGTACCTTCAACCGCAACCACTACAAACCCAATTTATAAGGGTAGCTGCTTCGTAAATAACTTCACACCAGTAAACGGCGCTCAGGGAGAGGTAGCTATGATTGACTTTTCCTTCGACGTTACCGCTCGTACTTCCTGGCCTGCGACTTCCTAAATAAGAAAAGGGGCTAGAAATGGCAAGTTTAAAAGTTACGTTCGAGTCCGGGGTAGTGGAGACCTACAAAATTACCCCGGCTATCGAAGTCGAGTTTGAAGCGTACGCAAAAATGGGTATTAACAAATGTTTTCGAGAGCAGGAAAAACAGACCGATATTTATTACCTGGTCTGGATTGCTATCCGGAATAGCGGTCAGACCGTAGCACTATGGGGGCAGGAGTTTTTAAAGACTCTGGCCGAAGTAGAGGTATTAGATAGCGACCCGTTAAATGGGTAAGCGACAGGCAAACGCTTACCTATCAGGTCGCCGCTCTCGCAGTTGAGACGGGAATTCCTACTCGGGATTTTCTAGATATGTCGCCGGAGATGATGGCGGCAGTAGTACAGGTTTTAACAGATCGAGCTAAGGCGGTGAAGCGTGGGGCAGGTAGACAGCGTTAGAAGTGCGCGGATTACAGGCCTAGAGGAGACCGTCCGAGGTTTACAGCAGTGGGATAAAGACGCTTTAAAAATTATGAATAAAGAGATATACCAAGTAATGAAAAAAATACAGGTAGACGCACGCCAGTTAATGCCAGAAACCACGCCTTTAAGTAAATGGGGTATGAGTCCTAAAGAAGGCAGTAAATGGGGCAGGCTGCAATTTGTGGCTAAAGACGCGCGTATGGGTTTAAAAACTAAAATTGAGCGCCAGCGTCGTAAAGGTACCTGGACTTCTAAAGCTTATTTAATGATTAACGCAGACCCAGCCGGTGCTATCTATGAGACGGCAGGCCGTAAAAACCCTAGAGGTACTTCTCCTCAGGGCGCGGCTTTTATTAAAGGTATAGCCCGCGAGAGTGGGTTAATAGTACGCGGTAAACAGGGACGCGTTGCATATAAAGCCGTACAGGATAGAGAGGCTTACACCCTTAACGAAATAAGAGACGCAATAATTAAAGGCGAAGCTGCGCTTAATAGGAAGTTGGCTAAATAATGGCTATTAAAATACCCGTAATTATTTCCTATAGTGATAAAGGCGTTAATCAGGCTATTAAAGGTATTGGTCGTTTAGATAAATCATTTAAGAAAATGAAGTTATCTCATAAATTAACTTACGCTGCATTAAGTACCGCAGCTATCGCCTATGGTAAAAAATCAGTTAATGCCGCCTTAGAGGAGTCTAAAGCTATAGCGGTATTAAATAACACTCTAAAAAATCTAGGTCTAGCTTTTGCCGCTAGCGGCGTAACTACCTATATAGATAATCTACAGCGGGCTACAGGCGTCTCCGAAGATCAATTACGCCCGGCTTTTGGTAAGTTAATTAGAGCTACTAACGATTTAGGTAAGGCTCAGCAATTACTAGCGCTCACTTTAGATATCTCGGCTTCTACAGGTTTTAGTGTAGAACAAGTTTCTCAAAGTTTAAGTAAAGCCTACCTAGGGCAAAATACAGCTTTAGGCCGTTTAGGCGTAGGTTTAACAAAAACTGAATTAGCTACTTTAAATTTTGAGCAAATACAAAAACGGCTAACCGTATTATTTAAAGGTGGGGCTGCGGCAGCCGTAGACACTTACGCCGGTTCGGTAGCCAGATTGCAAATAGCTTCTAAAGAAGCTAGCGAGACTATAGGTTTTGCTTTAGTCGAGGGTGTTAAAAGATTAGGCGACGACAAAGGTATAGAGGGCGCCGCTTCTGCTATGGAAAAGTTTGCCAGCGAAATTGGTTTTGCTATTACTGGTATGGCGGTTTTAATAGATACAGTAAGTAATAGCACGTTTGGAAAAATTATTAGTTTAGGTATGAAATACAGCGGCATAGGCTCAGCAATTACACTTTTAGCAGAATTAGGTAAAGCTACCGTAGCTTCTGAAAATACAGGTACTAACCGACAAAGCCCTAGAGCTACAGAAGCAGCGGCGGCTAAAGCCAGACTAAAAGCAATAGCAGACGCTAAGGCATTACTAGCACTAAAAAAGCAGTCAGCGGCAGCCGACAAATTAAAAGCTATATTTGATATGGATTTAATTCAATTAACCGCAGCTAAGCAGGGCAAGTTATCAGCTGAGGAACTAGCCCGGGTCAATGCTTTAATTGCTATTAAGACCGCTACTAAGGTAGACGATTTAGTAGCGCTAAACGCTTTAGAGGCAGCGCAAAAGGCAGCCGCGGACGCAGAAATTAAACGCCAGGACGATATCTTAAATGCTCATAAGAAAAACGCCGCTGAGATACTGGCGCTAAATAAAGCTAACGCCTCAGCTTACGCAGATTTTGTTAAGAGCTTTACTTACCCCGGCGGTCTATTCGCAGGTACGCCTTTAGCCCCTACAGCTAGTAACCCGGCGCCTGTACCTATACCTATGGGCGACCGAGTAGATTACTCAATGAACGCTAATTTAAATACTAATGCGGCTTTAAACACACCTGATCTAATTGACGCTATGACTCCTAGAAGTGCAGCCGCCGCAGCCGCCCCTAACGTAACCGTAAACCTGCAGGGCGGTATAAATATCGGCAGCCAATACGAGTTTTACGAGTCAGTCTGGCGAGCTATTGAAAACTCAAACACTTACGGTAATAGTCTAAATAGAGCTGGTACCGGGTGAGCGCACCAGTTTTAAATGTGATCGTAAACTTCAGCTCAGGGGCTAGTTTTGGTCAGGCTATGATCATAGACTCCGGCATTATCGGGGTTAATATCCTGGCAGACGCGGCTACAGTTACCGCCGATATATCCGACACAGTCCAGGCGGTTAATATCACTAGAGGCCGTAGTGCTAACGCTGACCAATTTCAGGCCGGTACCTGCTCAGTCAGGGTCGCCGATACTTCGGGAAGCTGGAACCCCGCAAACACAGCCAGCGTTTATTACCCTAATGTAATTCCAAACCGTAAAATAATTATTACAGCTTTAGACACAAATACAAATTTAGTCAGTCCTTTATTTGCGGGCTATATCGTCTCCTATGACTACGTACAAGCTAACCTAGTAGGAGAGGTCTCCTATACGACTTTAAACTGCGTAGACGCCTTTAGAGTTCTTAATATGGCTAATATAACTACCGTCGCTTCCGCACCTGCCGGGCAGTTAAGCGGCGCCCGCTGTACTGCGATTTTGAATCAAGTAGGTTGGCCTGCCTCTATGCGCGATATAGACACCGGGCAACAGACGCTATTAGTAGACCCTGGCACAAATCGAACCGCTTTAGCAGCTCTGCAGACCGTCGAAATTAGCGAGTACGGGGCGGCATATATTTCGGCTTCGGGAGATTTTACGTTCCAGGATAGAAATTTAACTAGTTCTAGTATCGGTTCGACTCCGACAGTATTCGCAGATGACGGCACCGGCATAGAGTACAGCTCTGCAAAATGGGTGCTAAACGATAATTTAGTTTATAACGACGCTTCAATTACGGCTACAGGATTAGCTACTCAGACAGCTAGCGACGCGACTTCTATCGCTACCTACTTTACCCACAGCTATAAGCAGACCGATTTACTTATGGACTCAACAGGGGCAGCGAAAAACTACGCCCTGGCCTATGTAGCCTCTCGTAAAGATACTTCTATCAGGTGCGACTCAATTACTTTAAAGGATTTAAATACCCCTAGTTATACGACCGGAGTAGCTGCAGCTTTAAACCTAGATTATTTCGACACTATTACGGTTGAGTCTA